CGGACCCAATTTCAAGCATGCGCTTCATGTACATTTTTCTCTCCCTGTTGAGTTGCTCGGCTCGATAAAAGGGAGGGGGATCGCCCCTCCCCTATGGTCGAAACGTGCAGCGTGTTACTCAGTTACGGTCAGATGCACCACATCGGTATTGGCGAGGGCTGTCACGCCAGCCGTGGTGAGTATGATCCGCGCCGGAGCGGTACCAATCGTCATCTGGTTGGTAAGCGCAATCGGCACACCTGCCGAAGTATATGCAGTGAGCTGCACATGGGTAGGCGTGAACGGCACCGGGATCTCAACCGCACCGGACAGTAACTCCTGCGTATTGACCGTGTGGACAATGGTGCAGGTCTGCTTGATGGCCGCTGCCGCGCCGCCGGTGGAGTTCTGCACCGTGCAGTTGCCCGCCGAAGTCGTGGAGATGGTCACGTTGCCGGCTGTTCCCACAGAGTCCCAGAACAACATAACGCCGTCACCGGAGGTATCAGCTACCGCGGTAAACGGTACCGCCGCCCTAGTGTCGCCGTTAATCGCTGCAATGAGGGAAGTAGCGGAGTCAGCCTGGCTGGCGCCGTTAGTCCACACGCCGTTCGGGAAATCCTCGGCATCCGCTTCCTGATACACGACTCCGTTAATGGTAACAGCCATTCCGGCTTCGCCGGCACCAGTATTAAAATCAATGAACGCCATGGCCATGGTGCCAGGATTCCGCCGGAGTGAACTGAGCTGGGCATTGGTAGCTGTGACGATGGACTGGTCATTGGCCTGCGAAGAAAGCACAACATATCCGGTAGCTGCGCCAGGATCAGGGATGTTGACAGCAGTCGCCTGCCCCATTCCAAGCGCGGTCACTGTTACGGCGGTATCTGCATCTTGATCAGCGCAGGCAATAACCAACTTGCCGCTGGTAGCTGTCGTCGGGAAGACATCCACGGAGCCGGCCGCCCCGGACGCGCCGGCGTCAAGATTCACACAACCAAGATTGCGAAAATCTCCAGCGTCCTTATCTGCACTGACAACGACAGCCTTGCTTGCCTCGACCACGCCGGGAGTAGTGATATCCGTAGCGTTGATTTTGGCCGCGGTCGCGGTTACCAGCGACTGGTCATTGGCCGCACTGGTCAGCAAGAAATTGGCAGTAGATGCCCCCGGATCCGGGATATTTACAGCAGTTGCCTGCCCCATCCCAAGCGCGGTTATCGTCACAGCGGTATCCGCGTCCTGATCAGCGCAGGCAATAACCAACTTGCCACTGGTAGCTGTCGTCGGAAAGACATCCACTGTACCTGCAGTACCGGACGCTCCGGCGTCGAGGTTTACTACATCGACGTTACGAAAATCGCCGATATCCTTATTGGTATCGACAACAACTGCTTTCGACGCGGTGACGTCCCCAGCCGTTACGCCATTGAGCACTTCCGACTCAGTAACCCCAAGGTCACCGAGCGTCGGCGTGCCACCGGCGTGGGTAAGAATCTGCTCAACTCGCAGATGCCTGCATTTCAAATCACGTACTCTCATGTTTTCCTCCTTTCGGCAGGAGCCTCTGCTCCGCCCGGATAAGGGTTAGCGAATAGCCAGCCAGCGAACCACGTCGGAAGTGGTGTCGCAGATGTCGGTACCCAGAGTGAACCCTGCTTCCTGGCCTTCCAGGTCGAACAGCTCCACACCAGATGCGGAAGTGACAATGGCACTGTCCACGGTCAGCGAGGTCTTCGACGCGATGGCGGCGATGGTCCTGGTCTCGCCGTTGATGGTAACGGTGCCACCGACTGCCAATTCGCCCAGGAAGTTCGTGTTGGTCCCGGCGACAGTGGCAGAGGCCGCGGTTACCGCTACGGTGCCGGAGACAGCCGCCCCGGGAGTACGCCCGGCGAACAGCGAAATACTATCAGCGGCGTTGACCGAGTTCTGCGTGGCGTCGTGATTACCGTTGTCCAGCGAAGTGCCGGCGTCCATGCCGTAGAAATACTCATAGGACACCAGGTTGTTGACGTTGTACGCCCGGATATATCGGGGCTGCCAGCCGAGAGGGATATTCAGCGCCGCCGCGGCCACAATGGTCTTGGTCCCGACTGCACTGGTCTGATTCACAATACTCATGGTCGTCCTCCGTTCAAGAGTTTGAACTGCGAGGGGACTCAGCCCCTCGCAAGATTAATTACAGCTCGGGTACCGCACACTCAACCCTGGCCATCCAGGACTGATTGAGGATGACCGCCGTGAAATAGGTCTTCCACCCCACGGAGCCACGCTGGCCCAGGGGGTCGCCGCCGCGCACGACGTTGGGATTGAGCACGGTCGGGGTGATGGCGTTCTTGCCCTTGAGGGGCACGACACCGAAGGCATCCGGGGACAGGTAGATGACCGGGTACACATCGGCTTTGACGCCGGTGGTAGAGATCATCGCCGTGCCGGAGCCGGCGTAGTCGCCACCACCGTCTGCCCAGGACTCGAAGATGGTGGACATGCAGTATCGCACGTCACCGACGGCGCCGAACTCACCCTCGTAGTACGGACCCTCATAGTCCGACATATCCTTGAAGCCTTCCATGTCCTCGACGGTCGGCTGCAAGTCGGGATGGATCAGGCCGATGAACGACGGCCGTACCGACTCAGCACCGAATTTCGGAGTGCTGGCGATCTTCTTGGAGAACGGGCGGGCCAGCTGGCGCTTCAGACCACGGATGGCCTTGCGCTGCAGGTCGCGGGTAAGCGGGGTGTTGATGTCGGTCCTGGCCGAGCCGTTGGCGCGGTACAGGGTGGTGCCGGCCTTGATGACGCCGAAACAGACGGTCTCGACGGTCAGGGCAGCTTGCTCACCGAGCATTCCGGAGAACTCCTGCAGTACCGGGTCGGTATGCAGGTCCTGAATGACATCAGTCAGCTCCAAGTAGTCGCCGTACTGGGCCAACTTGGCCGTGTAGTCGGTCGTGGTCGGAGAGCTGCCGGTGGGCGTAACGCCCTCGGACAGGGCGACGGTGGCCGCGGCCAGCCGCTCGTACCGGCGGAATTTCTGAGTGTCCGTCTGATTCTTTCCGAGCGGTTTGGACTGGCCGAACTGCTGGATGATCAGGTGGGGCTGTCCGCGCTTCTGCATTTCCACCGCGGAACTCGCTGCTACCGCCGGGGAGATGTCCCCATAAGTCGTGCTTGCCATAGTTGCCTCCTCTGGCTGGGTTAATTACGCCGATGTAGCGGCGAACTTTTCGTATGCCCCGTCGAAATCTTCGGGGTCCACTGCGGCCGATTTCTGGGTACTGCGCGACTGCACACCCTCCTGCGACTGCAATTTCTTGGTTTTATCGGCCGCCGTGGCTGCGGCCGCTGCTTTCTCTTCCTCAGTCGGACCTGCAGATTGTGCGCTACCGGTCTCGGTTTTGAAAAGAGTAAGTACGTCGATAGTCGCCTGCGCTCCGCCGACAGCATGATCGAGAATATCATCGATCTGCTTCTGCATGAACGCCGGCTTGGTGGCTTTCCACGCATCGACCTTGTCCAGCACGTCGAATGCGTCGGGGTGAGCTTTGAGGACTGCGGACTCAAAAGCGTTGGTGGCGAGTGTGTGCGCTACCGGGGCGATCTGCCCAGTGAGCTTTGCTTCGATGGCCGCCAGTTTCTCCTCAAACGCATTGGTGAGGCGGGCGACCAGAACTCGTTCCCGAGCGGCATAGGCCTTGCCGGCCTCCGGCAGTTCCTTGTCAGCCAGCTCGATGGCCGCCTGTTCTTCCGGCGTGAGTTGCTCCTGAGCGGCCCGCTGCTCAGCAGCAAGGCGGGCGGTTTCTTTCCTGGCAGCCTCGGCCGCGTCATCCGCAGCCTTCTGGTCCGCGACTTCTTTAGCAGTCTTGGCGGCTGCTGCGGCTACTTCCGTCGGAGTGGGCTCTGCTGGCTTTGCACCTTCGTCCGGCTTGCCCTCGCCTTCAGCAGGCTTAGCTCCTTCGGCCGGCTTACCCTCGCCTTCGACAGGTTTCTCCTCACCTTCAGCGGGCTTGGCGCCCTCGTCCGGCTTGGCATCAAGCGCGTCCGCAGGAACATCCGCACCGCCGGCCGCGGCCTCGAATGCGAGGTCGAAAGCGTCGGGCTCAAGTCCGTCAGTGGTGGTTTCGTCTTCTTTTGCCATAATCTACAGTCTCCCCCTGTATTATGATATTTCTACCAGATACCTCACTGTATCAAAAAGTTACAGCGAATGTCAATCAAATATTTGTAACAAATCTCTACATTCAAGTGCTCGGCCACTAAATTCGTCGCCCATTCGCTTCTCCAGCTTGTCTCGGTAGCCTTCCCGGCGCAGTGCGAACAGCTCGACAAACAGCTTGACAACGTCTGTTTCCTTCAGACTTACGAGGGTTTTTTCTATCTCAGCTTCGCGCTCTCGGCTCATTTTTCACCTCGTCCCATATTTTACGTACTTCATCCAGACTCAGCCCCTTCCCAGGATGCAGCGCCTCAGATAACCATGATAGCATCTTGAACCCATTGTACGTGCCGTTCTCATTTGCGCACGCCTCTCCGAGTGTCTTAGCTTTTCTTGGATCCTTGTCCATCTGCTTTCCTCTCTACTGCTGAAGCCAGCAGTGTCTTCAGATTTTCAAGCTGTGTCCGGTCCTCTGCCGACTTGGCGTTGGCCAGGTTGGCCTCGACTCGGGACATGATCTCTTGGATAGTTGCATCGGCCGAGGCCTGCAGCATCTCAGCATCGAGCTTTTTCTTGTCGGCGCTCGCCGTTGCATCCGCGGTCTTGGCCTGGGTCAGCCCCTGCTCGATCTGCGATGCCTGCGAAGCTGCCTCTCGCATGCCTTGGATAATGGCATCGGCTTCTTTCTTCGGCAGGACCCTGTTGACCGGCAGGTCCCGGGCCTTGAGCCTATCGATCAGCAGTCCGTAGGTATCGAGAATGGCCCGTTCCTCTTCAGTAAGAGTGGTGACGAACTGATCAAGCGCCGCCCCGCGCACTTCCTTGGCGACCAGCGAGATGTTGCCCAGGGCGCGAACCTGATAGTCGCCCTTCAGTTCCTCGTTCGGGTTGAACTCCATGTTCCACTTGAGGATGGATCCGACCAGGCTGGAGTTGAACTTGTCGAAGGCACGGACGGTGTCCTTGGTGACCATGTTGGCCGAGCCCATCATCATCGACATATTGTTGGTGGTCCGGAACGCCTCGCCGAGCGGCTGGTTCTGCATGGCGCCCATGGTGTACGCCGGCAGGTTGCTCTCCACGTCAAGTTGCTGCCGGTCCATCTGGATGACTTGCAGAAGCTCGGCAATATGGGAGTTCGTAGTCAGCTGGCGCACGGCCGGGTAGTTCGCCTCAGCGCCGTCACCTTCCCGCTCGATGGTCATGAACGCATGGATGGCGCCGATGCTCTTACGCCCCTTCGGCAACAGCGAAGTATTAACCTCGAAGATCGGCCCAGCCACCGCGGCCTGGTTGTCTTTCAGCGCCCGGGCGTCCACGCAGAGCGACATCTGAGAATCCCTGATCTCCTCCGGCAGGCCGATGCCGGTCAAGCCTGAGTCCTCGTCCTCGGCGTAGATGAACGCATGGTACTGATCAGACGGCTTCTCGCCGAACGCCGCCTTGTCCGCTTTGATGACAACATCGTCGATAAACCACAGGTCAGCGAGGATGTCTTGATCGAGCTCGGAGTCCTTGACTTCAACGCCTGCCTCGCGCATAGTGTGCGCCGAGATGAACCCCAGGCCGCGGTACACCTCATACCGTCGCGCTGTCCGGTCGGCGAGGTTCGAGGTCTTGGCGAGCAGTTGCAGTTCAGATTCATAGGACTTTGCAGAGTAGTTGCCGGAAGGATTCTCGCGCAGGTACTCCTTAATAACCGCGCTCTTAAAATCCGGCCGGTCAGCGAGCTTGCGAAACGCATGCCGCGTCAGCACATACCGTCGGAAGAACATTTCCTGATCATCCCAGCTTGACGCCGACAGGTCAGGATAAGCATCCCAGATGCGGAAATACTCAGCGTATGGCCGTTTCAGTGTCTTGCTCTTAGCAACGTAGGTGCCAAGCATCGGGTCGAACTCCCAGACCCGCTCGGTCTGCGTCCGGACAATAGGCGACTGAGCCACGCCGAACCCGTAAATGTAGCCGCTGCGCACGACTCGCTTGCAGAGTTGGGGATGGTCGAGACCCGGGTCCTCCATCTGGTCGGCGATCGCATCCTGCATCTTCGCCATCCGCGCCTCGGCGAAAGTACGAACCTCGCGCTCGATGTCCTCACTGGTCACCGGTACCGGCTGCCCCTGCTCGTCGGTGCGCTGCTGCAGGGTGTCGATGATCGTCTGCAGGGCGTCTTTCGGGATGGACGGATTGGTGGTCGTGGCCAGTTCCCAGTTCTTCTCGACCGCCGGGAACATCATCTCCATCATCTTGGCGACGCCGCCTTTGACCTTGACTCGGGTGTCCCGTGGGTAGACATGCGACCGCTCAGCCGGGATATTGGCGGCCACTTCAGGGTCGTACTGACCCATGTACTGGCGCAGATTTTTCAGCCACTGAAGTTCGAGCAGGGCGCGGTCGGTGATGAACTGTCCGAGCAGGCTTTTGAGATGCCCCCCGAGCTTGGCGAGTTCTTCGGTTGTCGTGATCATTTAATACCTCTTCAATAACCTTCGCGTTGAGCCGGCCTGTAGGGTTGATTATTAGATAGCGGGTTATGTCCTATCGGACGAACGTGATCGTCCGGGTCGTACTTGCCGGAGAGCAGATAAAGATCGCAGTACTGCCCAGCTTCTGCACTGTGGGAGTGCGGCCCTTTTTCAGGATTCTCTGAATAGTCCCCTGTAGATTTTATTTTTGGAAAACGATACTTACTCCGTAGCGCCTCGATATACCACTTGCACGATGGATCGATTACCATGAGCGGCTCTCCGTCCGGGTACTGGCTAAGCATCTGCTCAGTGGCCTGAATACGCACTCTTGGGTCGTTGGTCGAAGCTGCTTTTACAATAGCATCGTCTGCTTCAAAGGCCTCCTTCAGAACCTTAAAAGCACTGGACTCGTCAGAATCTGCACGGCGCTTACCGGCTGGATCACCAATGAAAATGAGCGGATTTCCTGGAAAGAAATTCTTGATGATCGGCCGTATATAGAGTTGTGCAAACCGCTTCATACCCATATCAAAAACATGCGCTTCTCGTAATACCCGTATTCTACCGTCAAGCCCCATCTGCTTAAACACTGCAGCAGGAGTAAGCCCTGTGTCAAACCCAATAACTACCGGCAAGATAGGGTCAATTTTAAGAGGCGTCAAAGATACATGCCGGTCTTGTCGAAATACTTGATGGTACACCGGTTTACCTGACTGCGTAGGAGAGTACAGTCCGTGCACATACGTATCCACCCAGGCTTTAGTCTTACCTTTAGCCAGGTCTGAATAATAATTCGGCCGCAAATATTCTACATTCTCTGCTTCAGGAGACAGCCCTGAAGGCTGCTTCCAAGACTCACAGATCATCACGGAGTCTGGATTGTTTTCTTCGAGCGGGAGATGTTCTATAATAGAAAACCAAGTGGAGTCAACCTCAGGAGGGTTGGTCGAACAAATCATTCCTGACCAGTACGCCGGAACATCCTCTCGCCGCGGATACCTGCCAATACGACCTTGCAGTGCTAGTATGATATCAAGGTTAATTTCACGGGCCTCCTCCACGAAGCACCCAGAAATTTCAAGACTCAGAACTCGCTGAACATCCTCTGGTGAGTCCAAGGCGCGAAACAATATCTCTGCGCGAACGTCGTTAAACTCCATATGAAAGATCATCTCTGATTCTTTCCATCGGCCAAGTATTCCTGGAGTCCACCATTCAAGTGCGCTTTTTAACACAGTATCTTTGAGCTGGGCTCGGGTATTCCTGATAACTGCCCAGCGACTTCTGCGGATCCCGTCCTTACCTGGCGGCATTTGTGCGCACCTGCGCATTATCTCGATTACACATCCTGTAGTCTTGCCGCTACCCAGAGGGCCGGATATGACACGCATAAACGCATCAGATCGCATAAACTTTGATACGGTTGGCGGAGCTACATATTTAATTTCGTGTGTCATGCGTGACGCCCTCGATTCTCAGCAGGCGTAGATAACGCTCGGCCAATATCCCATTTCATCCAGCCTATTCGGTAAGCTAATGTGTCTCGGCTAATGCCTAAATGCTTTGCCCACTCAGTAATGGACATGGTTAGTCCTGCGTAGCTGTATTTTCTAGCCGCTTTTTTGCGCGCGGAGGTCTTGCTCCTGCGATTATCATACGATGCTCTTTTCGGTAATTTCAACGCCTCCTCGACAGGCCACCCAAGTCTTATACGCCGCTGGAGCCGTGTATACGAAACACCGTGCTCCGCTGCCAAGTCAGTTACTAACCACTCCTTGCCAGCATATTGCACCGATGTCCTGTAATTTTTATCTTTGAGCCGATGTGGTGCAGTAAAGGCTCGTTCTAAGCCCAACTCTTTGACTCGCCGCGCAAGTACGTCTTTCTGCCATCCTAGCTCTTCCGCCCACTGCAACATGGTCTGTCGCTTCCCGCGGAACTCATATGTTTTTACATCCGTCCTACTGCGCTGCGCCTTACTTTGAGCGGCGCATTGCTCAGGAGATTGCTTCGCTCCCCGACGTTTGTCCCCCATCTGCCTCCGAGACTTCTCCGAATGGCGAAAACCGAGTTGACTTCCTGCCGTAGGCGCACAGTTATACCCGGCCTTAAAAGAGTCAAACACATCTATTGCCCTCTGTTCATAGAACAATAAGTCTACAGGAGCACACACCATTATAATCTCAAATGCAAAGGCACTTTTCTTGTAAGTATCCCACGATCTTTGTAGGTGCTTTGAGTGATGAACTCCGTTTCTCAGATGCTGTTTATGTACTCTCCACCGAGTCCGAAAACACTTCGCACTCCCAACGTACCGCTTTCCATTCTCGGTGTTGACAATTTGGTAAACTCCCCCTCGGTTCATCATCTCCCCCTCTCCGCATCTTCCTGGCACGAAACACACCGCTGAGTCCCGGGGTATGCTTGACGGCGCCGCTCAGGAATCCGCTCATCACAATCCATGCAGAAATGCGCCGATCTTCCTACCGGCCGAGGGACTGCGGCCAATAATGCGGAATGCTCCTTGTCCATGCGTTCCTGTGCGTAGTCTGCGTCGTCCATTTTCTCAGCTCCGATAGAACTCATGGTTTCCAATTAAGCACGTTCTGGCCATCTTCGCCGCCCAGGGAGGCCGGACGACATTCGGGTTGAAGTAGTGGTCTGATCCCCACAATGTTTTGCCCTGCATCCGTTCCCCAAATGCGGCCATCACAGAGGCGGCACATTTTATCAACTCAGTTGGCTCAGTGATCATTGGGACGATCCCTTCATTGTACCATGAAAACTGCTTACTGGCTCTGATAACTGTATCAACCGACTGCCCTCGACGCGTTGCCCGGTTCAATACTACGTGGCAAATAGCAACCTGTCCTTCCCGACTTTCCCCGCGGGCTTCAAAATAAAGGTTGATGGTAAGCCAAAATAGCCACTCGATCCATTGAGCATTTACCATACGTCGCTACTCCTTTTCTTCATAGGCTTATGCAGCTCCTGAATAAATTTTCCGCGATAAAACCACATTGTCCACGGAAACTGCGGATCGCGATCCAGAAGTATGCGGCGAAAAAATCCATCAACCCTTTTTTATCTCTTTGATCGCGATACATTCAACAGGGCAGACCTCCCGCGCCAGCCGGATACTCTCCAGCACGTTCGCATTCTCCATCCAGGTTGCGCTGACCACTTGCCGCCCGCCATATTGACTGACAAAGCCATTCAGCCATTCTTCACAGTCACAGCACTGAGTGCAACGCGGGCCGGCCATGAGCAGGTAGGTCACCTTCCTGTCCTCTCATCGAGCCTCGCCAAAGTCTCGCCAAATATTTTCATCGAGCCGTTTACGACCCTGACGATATCTTTTATCTCAGCGATATCAGCTTGCAGTGCGTGTATTCGCATGTCTCTCCGATTTGAACACGCTACCTGCTGACGGTCACACCATTCAAGGGTGATGAGCTTCTTCTTCGTTTCATCTGGAGCAATCACCGCCTTGACACATTTTATCTCCTGGGTGACTTCGCCAATCTTTTCGTCCTGTTTTTTTTGATGTTCCAACATCTTCCCGAAAAAAGACCCCTGACGAAAGATCATCACCAGAAACCCGGCCAGGATGGACGCGATATACAGCCAGTCTTTGAGCTCAACAGCAGACATGTCCTCTCCTATTTCGTTGCCCGGCGAATAGACCAGTTGTGAAACCACTCAATCACCGGGCCAGCCACCTTGATAATCTTGTGCGCCAGGCCGACGGCCGCGATCACCGCGCCGAGGACCAGCCCGTAAACGTAGCCGGTATCGTTGACGATCTCCTTGAGCATGTCAACCTGATCTGGTGACAGGTTCATCAGCACGGCCACCGCACTGATCCATGCAATGATATTCCCGGTATTGAATTTTTTCCCATCTGTTGCTTTGACTGGATTCATAATCCTTCTCCCTTTCCGTTTTTTGATATGCTCAATCAGAGCCGCTTTCAGTGCGTCCTCCTGAACAGTCCCCCGAATATCCGAACCCCTATGAACGTCACCCATGCCAGCCCCGCCGCAAATGCGTTCTGTACAGCCTTATGTGCTCTTGAAACCACCGACCCGGCGGTAATGACCTGATAGATTCACAAATAGAGTTCAATATCTGCCGCCTTCCTCAACCAGCTTGCGTCTGCGTATCGTTCATCGTGCATCCGGCAACAACCAGAAATATCGTACTCCAGCCACTTGCCGCCGATCCAGATACGCCAGCGGTCAGGCCATAGTGTGCAGTAA